CATTCAATTTGATGAGTTTTCTCATGTGTTCGGTTGGTTCGGATTCGATGTCTTTCTGTATGCTTTCAGTCCAACTCCTGAATATGATGTTGCCTTTAAGATACGCCTCTTCCTCCAGTTTCTTCAGTCTATCGTCGTTGATAATCTCCTGCCCGCTGTAAGCGTCGTTTGCAAGCCTTCCTTCAAGGTTCTGGTAATGGTGTATCATCTCATGCGCAAAACTTCTTAGAACGTCCTTGGGATGCCTTCCACGGGCAAATAACATGACAAGTTTTTCCTCTGGATTGTACCACCCAGTTTTGATGAACACTTCATCGTCACCCTGGTTCCTGTTTGAAATCTTAATTTTTGGGAAAGGACGTACTTTATAGGTTTTGCTAATAAATTCAGCAAGACTCTTTATATATGGCTCATAATTGAAATGCTTGTTTTTCTTTGCCATTACTATTTTTACTTTATTTTTATTGAATACCTAAAATTCTGTCAACAGGGGTATTATTAGCACACCATACATAATCCCAATAATCATCTGCAAGTGATGATTTACACACCTCAACATTACACTCAGTAGCATATATACGTTGGCCTTTATATTTCATCAACACGTTCATTAAATAATTTTTAGCCTCTTCTTTACTACTAAATTCTTCACTACCACTATCCACATTTGTAATAAAACCTAAGCCAGCCCCTCTAACCAAATTCCAATTACATCTAAAACGTTTTTTGTTTGTATCAATATCATATATCTCGTTGTTATCATCTGGGTCAAAGATACCTTCATTTAACTTTATCTTATTGATAGCCTTTGTTACCGCTTCATTAAGTTTTGTATCTGAAACATTATCGAAATTGGCAAGATATACCTTCTGAGCCATGTCTGACTTGAAGTCATCAATGATTGACACAATACCTGTGTATTTATCATTATTTTCAATCTCTTTTCTCAATCCTTCAACCAAGTCAACAACATTCTTACATACTGCAGCAATGTCGCTTGACTTTTTGACAGAAAGTCTTAATGAAAAATCGTTGAAGTTAGGTTTGCCTGTGTGTCCGAAAGCCTTTTCAGCCAAATCGTCGGCAAATTCCATAATAGTGTCCCTTACCTCGTCACACAACTTGTGGCAATGCATCTTTCTGGTCGAATAGTGTATCATCTTGCACATGTCGGCATACAGAAACAGTTTCATGACTATGTCAGCAATATCCTTTTTGTTCATAATCGTATATTATAATATATAATATAAATAGTATCAAAACCTAATTAATTCCAATAAAGTACAATAAAAAAGCCCCCGAAATTCGGAGGCTTTTCGTATTTTGAAATTTGATATTATCTCATTTCGTTGATGTCCCAATGCATCAAACCATCGCATTTTATGGCTCCATAATACCTATTATTCACGAGTTTCTTCGCATAACGTGTGCAGATACCTTTGATAGGAGCAAAGTTGAATGGATTGTACATGGTTGGGGTCAATGCCATAGGAACATATGGTGCGTAGATGTAACCAGTGTCGAGCAAGCTGGTACCGTGGTGACCCATGATTAATGACCAGTGAGGAGCATATGGGTCAACGGTCACGTTGTAACGTCCCTGGAGAGCACCGATTTTTTCGATACCCATGTTGTAAGTGTCGCTTTCTGCGCTAGCGTCAGTTACGTGGAAGTATTCAAGGTCGTTCAAAACAGCGCTGATTTCAGCTGAAACGATAATCCAGTTAGCACCGCCACGAAGGGTAGCTTTCTGAATCTGTGCACTGATTTGGTTGATTTTGGTCATAAGAGTCTGGTTCCAGTCTTTCTGAGTGTAGACAGTTGAAGTGGTACCAAGTCTCTGCCAGCCGTTGTAGTCCCAACGAGCAGTCCAAGGAGCAGCCTTACGGATGTCGCGGAGGATTTCGCGGTCGATTTCAGCAGCAATCTGCTCTGAAAGGATAGCGGTCAACTCAGCTTCGGCATCAAGGTTGTGGAAAGCGCTGACGTCCTGAGCAAGTTCTGGTGACCAGGTTGCACGGAGTTTACGTTCCTCAACAGCAACGTCGACTGAAGTGAGCTGGAAGCTGACTTCACCCATTTCGGTTTCAAGTTCAAGGCTGTCATATGAACACCAAGCAATCTTGAACAGTGGGTCGGTTGCGTCAGTGATGTTGGCGATAGTCATTTCAGGAGAATTGGGGTCGACACCAATGTAGCCGTCAAGACTCAAGCCCTGTTTTGTTGCAGGTTTGGTAAGGTCAAGTTCGATGTACATGTTACCGTTGGCATCAGCAACTTCCTGCTGGTTCCAGTTAACCATCTGGTCGCCGTATTTCTGGGTAACAACGCGGAACTGGATGTTTTCGTTAGCTGCGAAAGTGGTGAAATCGCCAGTTGTTTTGGTGATAGCCTTGGAAGCAATGACTTTCAAAGAAGCCAAGAAAGCTTCGGTATCCATTTCATTGCCGTCAGGACCAGTGAGGTGACCTGCATTGTATGAATGGAAACCGCTAAGTTCAACTAAAAGTGAACGGACTGAACCATCCTGTGCGAACACTGGGATAGTGTTGAGTGTCTGATATGAACCGTCTGGGGCAATCTGAACAGGGATAGCCTGACCCATGCAAATGGTGATTTTACCCTTGGAGTTGTCATACAGGAAGTCGTTGTAGAAGAGGTCATAAAGAGTTTTCTTCATGTACTGGGTAACGATTGGTTCAACAACGCCTTTGCCAATGAGTTTGCTAGTTCCGACTGGGGTATAGGTGGCTTTTGATGCATCGTTTACTTTAATGAAATTACCAGTGCCGTCGTCATAGTAACGAACGCCAGCTTCGTCAACATATTGGTTAACTTTAGCAAGTGCTTGACCTTCAACTGTCACGCTCTCGTCTGGGAGATAGTAACGGTTGTTCTGGGCACCGTTTTCGTTACGGTCAATTCTCTCATAACCCATAAGACCACGATGACGGCCAGTGTCGCCAGCGGTAAGGGTACCTGGAGTCTGGAAGTTCCACTCGCGCTCTGAAGTGACAGGTTTGATGTAGAACAGTTTGCCGATAGGAAGGTTCATAGCCTGGACTGAAACGATGTCGTTGGCAAGAAGTTTGCTGAAAACACGGCGGATAAGTGGGAACACGACGGTTTCGAAAGAACCGCTGTTGTCTGAAGCGGTGGCTTCACGAAGAAGGTGTTTAGCCTGGTTTTCATAAAGGGTGGCAACGGTTTCCTTGATATTGCCTTCAAGACCCTTGACCAATCCAAGACGGTCCCAACGTTTCTGGATATCTTCTCTGATTTTTTTCTGTGCGTTGAGTTCAATGTTTCCAACTGCACCAGAAGTAAGTAATTCTCTCATTTTATTTCCTTTGTTTTATTTCGTTATATAATAATAAATATCACCTGTTTGCAAAAGTTGTTATTTTCCAAGTCTCATGAGGCGTTCGTTAAGGTCGAGAATCTTGCTCAAGTCCTCTGACTGGTTAAGCATGTTGGTTTCCACAATCATGTTCTTGTTCTGAGCTTTGGCTTCTGACAACTGTTTGTCAAGCAGATTGTTGTTGTTTACCTTGTGGGCAGCTTTCAGTTCGTCTGAAATCTGGCTGTAAAGGTTTTTGCACTCGTTAAGTGACTGCACTTTGTTGAAACGATTCAGAATGTTTATTTTCTCGTCTCTTGATGTTGCGTTTTCGGTTATGAGCTTGATGACCTTGGCAAGGCTTGCATTGATAAGGACAGCTTCGCTGAGCTGTTGCTTAATCTGGGATGCAATGTTCCTGAGCTCTTTGTTCTCGTTCAGAACAGCATTGGCGCGTCTTTCGATAGCGGCAATCCTGTCTTTGCTTTCGTTTGATGAGCCTTTTGTGCCACGACCATCGCCAGTTCCGCGTTTTTGACCAGCTTCCCTGTGACCGTTCCTTACTTTGTCGTCCTGTTCAGGATTATGGATTTGGTTTCTTCCAGTGCTGTTGACGTAAGCGTTGTTCCTTGTGATTGTTGAAGCGCCTTCGTCCACATTCGTGTCTGGCATGCCCATTTCAACCTCGAAAATGGCTTCTTCGTTGCATTCGTTGTAGCATTCGTTGTTGCCGCATTCGTTAGTCTCTTCGGTCATAGGTTGTTTGGTTTTCTGTGAATACGGGTTTCCGCCGTTCTGTCCGTCATGACCCACCCAGCGTTTCTTGTTGTTTGCACCGCCTTTTGGGGCACCGTCGTCGAAACGGCTGTCGCCTTCGCCTTCACCTTTGTCATTAGGCATTGTCATTGCTGTCTTTTTCTGATAATTGTCAGTGTAACCCAAGTTAACATTACCTTCGTTTACCATGTCGTTGTTTTGTGTGTCTTCATTATCATCGCCAAGTTCCAGTTCGAAATAAGTGTCGTCACTGTCTCCTTGACCGTCGCTTTCGATATCGTCCAAGTCAATGTCTTCCATGCTGCCTTCAGCTTCGTCGCCGCCAAGTTCAGCGCCGTCGTTGCCGTCAATGGCGTTGGCTTCGGAATCCATATCGTTTTCGAAATCGTTTGGTTCGGCATTGTCGCCGTTGTTTTCTATATCAATAACAAATTCAGTGTCACCGTCATCGGTTTCGACTGTTGCGGTATCGTCGTCGTTTTTGATGAAACGAAGACCGTCGCCAGGCTCCATGTTCTTAATGACATTAAAAACTGTCTTGATATCTTTTCCTCTCAGGTCGTACTCACCGTCACTGTCCTTGCAGTCCTCAATCTCGTCCCAAACATTGCTACCTTCGGCTTCCTGATTGCATTCACCGCCTTCGCAGTTTTCGTTGTCAGGCTCTCCGCTTTCCAGGTCAACGTCGATATCCCCGCCGTTGTCGGCTTCGGTATCTGTGTTGTCGGCTTCGGGGTCAGGATTGAAGTCAGGCTGTTCGGTTGCAACCTCTTCTTCATAAGAATCATTATCAGATTCAGCAAGCATTTGTCTCAAACTCTTGTTGACTGACTCGTCAAGGAGTGAGCTCAAAGACTCTTTTGTTGATTCTTCAAGCACCTTAGCCATTGCATCCTTGTCAGCTACAAGACTTTTGATATACTTTGTCCTAATTTCTTTCTTAGCCATTTTTATCACTATAAGATTATTATTTTAATTATAAATAGTGTGTATTTTAAAAAATTACGTAAAATGAGGGGTAAGCAAACAAAAAAAACCACACATATACGTGCGGTTTGTGTGTTTAAAGTGCCATATGGCATATTCGTCAGACCACGTCGGCGAAGCAGAAAACCTGGTTTGTACCTTCAACTGTCTGCTGGAACATTGTGATAACCATGCACAAGTTCGAGTTAGCCTCCACGACATAGTCATATGCACTTGTCAGTATATGTCCGTTGAAAAAGAAGTATGTCGCCACATTGAAATTCGATGGGTCTACCGTAACGGTAATCGGGTTGTTTGTGATGTTTGCATAGTACAGCCTGAGCCTTTGACCGAAAGGCGGCACTGAAGTGAAGGAAACTGATTCGTTCTGCGTACCCACAATAAGGATGGTGCCGTAATCGTGAGCGTCAATGTTGGCACAACTGTTTATGATGTTGTAAGTAATCGGAATAGCGCCAATTTCATCCGCTTGGATGGTTGAACCGAGCTGGACGTGACCGTATGAATCCACGGCAACTTTTGAAGGTGTTGGTGTCAAGCCAGTAGGTGCTGTGTTGTGTGTGATTGTCCTGTCCTGTGTCAAGTCACCGCCACCGCTCAATGCACCTGTACCAATTATTCTCCTGGTTTTGTTTGCGTAGTTATTCAAGGCTTCAGCTGTTGCCTTGCCAGTCATTGCCCTTGAAGTGTCGGTCGCTATATAGTTTTCCGTCAAAGACGGTATTGTCGGCTGGTTGGTCAAGTCATTGTAACTGATGTTCAGTTCTGAAGTGGTCTTGTTGCCAGACAATGTGACGTTGTTTATCTTTGGCTGGTTTGTTAATGAGTTGTATGAACCGTTGGTTGCGACCTCGTTGAGATTCATACCGTTTTTAAGCACAGCCAACGTGACTATGTCGTAATTGTTGCCGTCAATGTCGGTGTAGTAGAATTTTTTCAGGTTGGCATCGTAGTTTATCAGCTTGACAGGAATGTCGTCGTCGTTCTGTATCAGATACAGCTCGTTCAGACCTATCATTCCCTGTTCAGCCAAATAGTCGTAGATTTCCTTGCTTTGGAGTTTGTTGATTACTAAAGGTACTTTTATCTCGTCCATGGTTATATATCTTTTTTAATGTAATTTTTATTTGTGTCAAACAATCCGCTCATATCAGTCTGTTCAACCCAAGCGCCATCAACCTTTTTGTAGGCTTTTGTACAGGCAACCCATGTTCCGTTGATTTTGACATACATTATCTGGTTTATTTTTGTTTTCGCATAGAGAACAGTATCGTTATGCAGACTGAATGTATACGGGTTGTCGGTTGTCACTAAAGTGGTTCTTTCTGGATTGGAATACCAGCCGATAAAACTGTATCTTGAACTTTCAACGGCAGCTGTTACAGTAACACTTGTACCATATAATGCACTTGATGCTGTTGAACTTACTGTACAATGTTCGTCCGCATATACGTTCACATTATACAACACATTGCCTTTCGCATATAATGTGGTATTATCGGTTATTGTTGCTGTATATACCCTGTTTGTTGAAACCAGGTTTGTGCCTTCCACATCACTATACCAGCCAACAAATTCTATATTGTTTTCAAGGGTTGCCGTAAATGTACAAGTATTTCCGTCTATTGTTTCAGAACCAGAACAAGATACACTTGCAATACCTGTACCTGGTATCATCTCAGCCGAACAATCGAAAACATCGAGATATGTAATTGTAATATTAGCCTGTGTTACTCTGATACTTGCACCACTGCTACTTTTACCTTCACCACTTGTGTAATAGCCACTTGTGTAAACACCAATAACAATGTTGGCATCGTTAATAGAATTGTATATTGTGTTCAGTCCAGATATTGTTTGATATGTATATGTATTTGTTGCATAACTGTTCGTGGGTGTAATATTAGAACTGTTTACAGAACTTCCATTGTTTATGGATACGGAGGTTCTGACTATCGGTGAATTTATCTCAGCATTATTCGATACATATCTTGAACGTATTAAAGATGAAATACCTGTTAAATATATTTTTCCTGTCAATCCCGTGTTATCACACTTGAATGTTGATGTCTTATTTGCATTACTCGTAGTGAGATTGTGAGTGATATAACTGGTATCGTCATCACTTGTCTCGTCGTTAATAAGAGCATATGCATTAGCAGTACCTGTCGGGTATTTGCTATGCTCAATCGAAATATCTGATGCTGGATATATGATTATTGTTTTAGCCATCCCCTAACTTCATTTTTCAATAATTCTTTAATATTTTCAACTGGAGGCAAACATCCTGGAACTTTATCCTTCATTATCCCAAGTTCCTCAATTAAATCTCTCATATCTACGAATGATACATTCAAGCCAAAAACATAAAAATTACCGATTTCAAACGAAATACTGCCACACACTTTTTTACCTTTATACATTAAATCGTTATTATCCATAACCAATTCTGGGTAATAGGGTAATAAAAAGTCATATATTTTTTTTAATAAATACTGTTTATCAGCATCACTATCTGGTTTCAAAAACCCGATACAAAATCTGAAATCGTTGGGGTTGCCTATAAATGACCCAGCCAGTTCACTTCCGTATTTGTAGCATTTAATCCCATGCGCGTTAAACAAATCCTCCATTTCTTTTGTAAATCCGTTCGGTACCATTGCAAATATTCTGTCACATTCAATAAAAAAACAAAATGGTTTATTTGTCACGTATGATTCATACATTGCCGCTTGTATATTGTCTGGGACACTGTCCTTTGGTTCAATGCTAAATTGCCTGATGTAATGAAAAAATTTGTCAAACCTGAATTCGTTTACGTCATAATATCCTCCCTCCGCCAAATATTCATAAAAATTGGCTGTGTTATCACCACCTATAACTTTCCTTTGTATGTATTCTTTTTCTTTTTCTATCGCCAATTGTATGTTTTTTTCCATTACTGCTGCAGATATATATCGCCATTATTTCCAAAGTTGTTTTCTGGTGCATTTGAACCAGTATAATAGTGGTTCACCACCAATGTGCCTATCACCTCTTCACCGTCAGCCCATGCACTGTGACCGTCAACAATATCGGATGCGGTCGCCAAATCGTAGCCAGTTGTCTGTGTCCCGTCGGCTGTGTATTCTCCGTCAACACCAAGAATCCTGATACCAGTCCTGATGTTTTCTTTTGACACATTAGTGTCAACACCGTCGTTGAACACAACGTTGATTTGTTTTATTTTCGTATTTCCAATAAACATGCTCATAGTCTTAACTGTTCACTATATCGTTATCACTCCATGTGCGGATTACTGTAAGGTTGTTCTGGACATAATCCCTTATATCTTTTGATGAAGCCAATCCGTTATTTTGTGTTGTCGCTGTTGTAATGTCCTGCATTTTCAGCTTGCTAGTCAAACCCACGTTTTTCTGACCGCCAGAAGCAATTCCTGGTGTTGCAATTATGCTTACGAAATCCGTGTTACCAGAAACTATGTCATTCTCACCTGTTATTGTGGTTATCACGTCCATCAAGGTTACAGCTGTGCCAGTTCCAGTCACGGTATATTCGCTTCCATTGACTGTTATGCTTTTTATGTATCCAGACAAGTCGATAGCCTTACTTCCAAGGTCAATCCATGAATATGTATCGCCCGAAGCACTTTTTACTGTTATAATCTGATGGTAATCACCGCCATTGGTTGTCCTGCAGACATATATCCTATTCATTGTCGTGGCAGAAGCGGTCAATGTGCCCTGATATCTCTGGTTGTTGCCGTAATAATGGCTATAACCGCTTGGTGTTGTGGCGTTGCTTGTAGGCACTATATACTGTATTTGGTTGCTTGCCAGTGAAGTCAACCTGGAATCAATGTCGGTTATTGCATTCTGCACGTTTTCTGTTGCAGACGCATATGTGACGGAAACATCCGATGAATTGCCAGTCGAAGCAACCTTTGACAATGCAATCTCAGAACTGCCAGTGTTATTTAATGTTCCGTCGGTTTCGACAACACTGGATTTAATTGTCACAATATCATTGCTTATAGTTGCTATTTCAACAGACGAATCCAAATCGCCAATAGCGTCATTCACGGTTTTTGCAACAGAACCATTGCCACTACCTTTAAGTGTATTTATTTCATTTGCATTAAGGTTGACATCATCCCTTAATCTACCGATTAAACTGGTCGGCTGTGATGCGGATGTCGCGTCGCTGAAATTAAGCTGGATGGTGGTTGCGTCACTTTTTGTTATAGTCAATGTTTTTGTTGTAGTGTCATATGTCATGTTTTTGACATCAGAACTGAAACTCTGCCCGCCAACAAATATTTTTTTAGTGACGTTATCAAATACAATGGAGCCGTTAGTGCTGTCCGTTGTTGAATTATAGTCTTTCTTCCTGAATTTTACTTGTATTTCGCTTGCCATTTCAAATAATGTTTATTATAAATATTATGTTATTTAACCTTAACCACAGTAAATTCCAGCACTTCTAAACCAGTCATGTTATTTGTTGATGACACACCATTACCACCCAATACAAATGTTGCTTCACTTAGTGATGTTGGAATTGAATCACCAGCATTTTGTGTGCTTGTGTACGGCATATCGACAGAAGAACTTGTGACGGGTGAGAAGTTTATGATAAAAATTGAATAATCATGTGTATTTGGTCCTATACCAGCTGGATAGAATTCAAATGTCATTGTGTATTCTGTTATTTGACTATTATTACTTGGGTACACATATCCGTCCGACATCAATACAGTTCCATATGCACCATTTGGACCATAATATTGTACATTAGACCCACCATAGAGTCTCATGCCATTACCACCTTTTTGAGTAATTACCATATCAAATCCTGAATACCTGTTTGCTGACGTGCCAGACTGAAGTACTGCAAACAGACATTTTTTGCCATTATTTGAAATTTTGGTTTTAAATCTCATAGTCATAATAAATCCATCCCCATTCAATGCAATAAGTCCTGTATCAAGTGATGAAACAGTTTCTCCACCGTTTGGATTTTGTGATGTGTCTATTGTATAACCAGTTACTTCAGGGTCACCATCTTCATTATACGTTAATTCTTGTGTGTTTGAGTTTCCTGATGTGTCAACAGTATTGTTTGAACCAGTGGTCGGATTGCCATCAACACCGTAATTTGTGGTTGTAGACGAAGAACTTCCATCGGTATTGGTTGTTTTGTTGCTTGTTGATGTTCCCGTAATGTTTCCGTTTCCGTCAGTTGTTGTCGATGACGATGTGGAAATTGAAGAACCGTCCCCGTTGGCTATCACGGTAGTTGTTGTCGTGGTTGTTTCGCCAGTGTCTGGGTCAGTTGTCGTTTCGGTTGAAGTGTCGATTGATTTTCCGCTTTGATATGTTGCGGTTAAAGTAAATGTTGCCGTAACTCCGCCGTAAATGCATTGTATTGTTATTTGTGAGTTGTTCGCTGTATTGTTAATCGTCAATTCCCCAGTTGAGCTGTTTATACTTCCATAACTGCCACCTGAAACCACGCTCCAAACACCTTGACCGCTTGGTGACTGACCGTCATATAGAATTGAATACCTGACACTGTACCCTTCAACAACATTTAATCCTTCAATAACCAGTGTATGTTGTGAAGCTGAGCTTATTTGTCTGATATAACCGCCAAACAATGACAAATTGTCCGTTGTTGCCACACCGCTGTTCTCTATAACGTTTTTTATCTGGTTTTTGATTTGAGCTATCGCGTTTGTTTTGGCTGAAATGGTTGACAAGCCGTCAGTCGGTATAATAGGCGGATAAGATATACCTTGTATGGATGCAATCATTTGCGGTATTTGGTTCATTTTTCGTGCACTTATAGTCACACCCTTATTTTCAAGGGCATCATACATATCATTCACAGCACTATATATACTATATAACTTCGTTGAAATCATATTGTTTTAATTTGAACCGTTTAATATTGCGTCAAGGGTGGCTTCTATGTCGCCAATCATGTCATAAACACATTTGGCTGATGGATATTGGGCATCTGTGGAAGAAGATGACAATGTTGTTACCTTATTCTGGTTTAACTCAAACGAATTTAAATTAACCGTAATTGTCGTATTGTTTGTTTTGGTTATCGTAAGCACACCAGTGTTCGCATTCAATGAACAATCACTGACATCAGAGCTAAAACATATTCCGCCGACATATATTTTGTGCGTTGTGTTGTCAAACACCATAACACCGTTAACAGCATCGGTAGACGGGTTATATGTTTTTTTCCTTAATTTTATCTGTACGTTTGTTGACATAACATTATGTAATTTATATTATTATATAAATATAATATTTTATGGTAAATTTATCAAGAAATAAAAAAAGCGAGTTCATTTAAAAACTCGCTCCCCTTGTTTGTGGAAAATATATCTTTATTTCAAATATTTGCGGATTGCACGGGTGACAGCTTCATTCAAATCTTCAGACTTCCAAAATCCATAAGAAGCACCATTCCCAGGGTGTCCACCAAAATACTCACCTTCTGGTGCCACATCATTCATTTTATCCCAAAGGTCGTCATTTAAGTCATATGTACAATCTTCACTATCCCAATAAGGGTGGTTTTCATCATTCATTTCATAAGCTTTTTTCATATCTGGGTGAGTATTCATAAATTCATTGAATACATCGGGATGTTCGGTCTGAAGAAAATATAATATTCTTGAAGCCACATAATACGGTTTCATCGTACCATTACTAATTTCACGTTCTTCTTTAAGTTTTTGCTTTCCGTGATATATTACATTAACACTTTCCCTTATAAGATGTTTCAATTCACTTTCTGTGAGTCTAATTACTTGTTTCATATTACTAAAATTTGTTTTTTATTCAATTATTTCAAATATTTGCGGATTGCACGGGTGATGGCTTCGTCAATGGTCCATCCCTTGCCTTTTTCGTATCTACTTTTACCTGTGTAGTAATTTCTTAAATCATGTAAACCATCATCAGCACCCCCATAATGGTATTCACTGTTGAAATCATCTGTCCAGTCATCTTGCCAACCATGTCCATTACCGTCCCAAACATGTATATTTCCACTAGCCCCATTTTTATCAACATGCATAAAATGGTTGGAACCTCCCGTATCTGGGTCATCAGCATCATCCATATATCTACGTGACATGCTAGCTCTGTCAGTATCTAAATCAGAATCAAAATAATCATTATTTTGATATTTCTCTTTAAATTTATCGTTTGCGTATTTTAGAAATTTATCTTTACGAGGGTCACCTTTCTTTTCAGCAGCCTTTGCTGCTGCCACACCAGTTTTCCAATCAAGTTCATTCATGGCTTCCATAACCATTCTCCTGATATCGCTTTCAGTCAATCTAATAGTTTTCTTCATATAAAAAATTTTGTCTTTATTCAGTTATTTTAAATATTTGCGGATTGCACTAGAAATCGCCTCGTCCAAATCATCAGTAGGCTCTTCACGCATACCGAGTTTTTTGAATAATCTATATACAGAACCAGGAATGTTTTTCATGTTCGTATCAGGAAGCCATGTGCCGTCTTGATAGACTTCAATATCGATAATACCTTGCTTTATTGGTTCATAATCATCTCCACGATGTTGTGGTTTGTAACCTTGAATCCAATAGATGTCACAATCTTCCCTGTCAACTTCAGCGTAAAATACTATTCCCTCATTTTTATCTAATGTGACTGTACCACTTGAAGGAAATCCACCATTGTTTTCCCTCTCTTTCATTCGAACTTCTTTTCTTCGAATTTTCTCATTCTCTCTTTTTTCAGCATTCCTTTGCGCTGTTGCGGCTTTTTTCTGAACTTTTGCATCTTCCTTCTCTTTAGCAATTCTGTTTTTCTCAGCTTCATCATGGAATTCCATATAAGCCTTTTGATAATCTGTTCCGTCAGAAGGTTTTCCAGGAAAATCATTATTCATTTTATCTTGCCACCACTTATTCCTTGCTCTGTAATCACCTGTATAAGGAAATCCTGTCATATCAACACTTTCTTTTATCAATTTTTTTAATTCGCTCTCAGTTAGTCTAACTATTTTCTTCATATATTAAATCTTGCTCCTATTCAATTATTTCAAATATTTGCGGATTGCACGGGTGATGGCTTCGTCAATGGTCCATCCCTTGCCCTTTTCATATTTACTTTTTCCTGTGAAGTAATCACCCATGTCTTTTGACATTTTGTCGTAATCCCACTCTGAGGAGGATTTTTTCATATTTTTGTTTGTGGGTTCATAATGATTAGTACCAATATTGTCATCAAAATATCTATCATGACCATGAGTATCATGACTAGCCATGCCCTCTCTGTCTTCTATACCATCTTTTGTGAATAACTTATCGTGATAAGCATTATATGAGATTTGCCCTGGACCGCTTGGTCGGTCTTCCCCAGGCCAAACGTCGAAACTTGTATTGCTCTTTATTCCACCTTTTCCAAAATCAATATCTAACCATGGCATAAAATCCGTGTATTTTTGTGTGGCAACACCAAAAGTTTTATCATCAAACCTGTCTATTGTACTATTATGTGGATACTTATCTTTTAATTTTTTAACAGCATAATCCTCTAATTTCCATGTACTATCACCATTTTCTCTTCGTTTTTTTGCTGCATTGGCATAGGTTTTCCAATCAAGTTCATTCATGGCTTCCATAACCATTCTCCTGATATCGCTCTCAGTTAGTCTAACTATTTTCTTCATATATTAAATCTTGCTCCTATTCAATTATTTCAAATATTTGCGGATTGCACGGGTGACAGCCTCATTTAAAATATTGTTTGAAAGCCTCTTTTTAATTTCATCCCTGATTATCGCTTCTAATTTATCGGTTTGCTCTTGTGGCATCCATTTATCCCAGGCAATTCTCTCACCTTCTTTATCATATGCAATAAAATCATTAACCATACTACTGTCATAGTCAATATCGTCTGCGTTTGGGAATTGTATTTCAAATGCACCTTCCCATCCCTCACTATGTTTTAATGGGTTCAATGTGAAATTGATTATTTCCATATTGAAATATTGGTTGGCAATATCCTCATCTGACATATATTGGGATTCAAATAAACAGTTTTTAATTAAGTTATGTAATTCACTTTCCGTGAGTCTGATTGTCCGTTTCATATGATAAATCTTGCTCCTATTCAATTATTTCAATTATAAATAGTTTATAACAGAATTTTGTTGATTCTATCTATTTTCTCGTTAACAATCGGTTTATCGTTTTTAGACTCATCAGATTCTATAAACTGAACCAAATCCTGCATATTTTTCGCTATATATGCGTTTGGAGTGCTCGGCTCAAGTACAATGTCCCATCCGATGAGTTCGAAATCGTCACCAACCATAAGCACACCCAACCTTTCTTCAACAGAGCCGACACCACGTGATGAGACGCCAATCAGAATATCGTTCAATATCATGTTAGCGGCTAAATCACCACTGGTTGAAGCAATGCCGTAACGTCTGTAACCTGGGGTCAAATGCAGTTCCATTTCACCGATAAGTGTGTGACCCTTCCATTCAAGGTTCGTTATCACATGGCTTACATCATGGCCAGACAGAGTACTGGACTCTGGGTGGTCCAAGGCACCGACAGAGCATCTGGTTCTGACTCTCTCGTTGATATATTTCTCGACCTCACGTTTCAGGATATCTTCAGGATAAACCCTCCCGTTCGCGTTTTTGATGCCGTATTTCTGAAAAACAGCACTGACTATAAACTTATCTGGAATTACAAATTCCTTGTGGTGTGCAATGTCTTCCTTGATTTGATTGACCACGTCACGGTTTCCTATCACGTGCCCGTCATGCTCAATCAAAAGACCTGTTCCAGTTTCGCCTTTTTTGACTTCGGTCAAATTGCCGCGCTTGTCACAATATTTTTTGAGTAAATCTTGCGTTATATGCATAATTAAGTATATTCTATATTAATATAATATAAATATACTTATGAAAAAAAAGTACACATACTACTGTGTACTTTGTGTTGTTGTCATTTTGTCATTATGAAACTGACTTTTCGGCATTCGTCGGCAATTATCCCGTTTATTTTTTCAACAATACCGAGTATGCCGTCCTTGTATGTGACAATAGGCTCCCGCGTGGTTGGTTTGACATATGCCTGATATTTGAATCTGAACGGCTTGTTGTACAATATGCCTTTTTCAGTAAAGTCACAGGTGAATATGTGATGACTGTTAATCCATTCACATGTTTCAAAAACATTGGCTACTTGTTTGATGGTGTTTTCCTTTAATTGTTTGGCTTGGGTGTTGAAATCGTTCTTTTTCTCGGTTGCCTTTAATCTACCTCTCACGTTGATTGAGATTATGTCACACGATTTCTCGTTCATGCTGCCATAGCTTAACGTTGTCCCGTCTGGTAAGTTTTCCTTGTATTCATGGGTCAGTAATTTGCTAGCCATTGTTTGATTAATAATTCTATTATTTAAGTGTCCAGAATTTCATTACACATTGAGGTTCAGCAACACTCTCGTTACATCCGAATTCATCGTTTTCAATCACAATTTTGGATATTCCGCTATCGTGATTGTTGAACAAATTCCTTAATGCAGCCATAACATTGTCAATGTCTTCAGTTTCATATGAATTTACTGGAAATTTCGGAAACGTAAAATCCCCCTTTTCGTATAAATGTATTTGTATCATATTATATAATATACAAAATTTTTTGAAATCATGTAAAATTAAGTTAAAAATGTAACCTATTAATACAAAGGAAGCGGACATTAAAGTCCGCTTCGCCTATATGTTTGGTATGTGTGTTGGTAGATACGACAATAAGAGTGTCAATGTGGTGGCTTAATAATATAGAAGTTGTCCATTCGGCAAATCATATACTTCACCTGAATAAGTGGATAAAAACCATTCAGGACCGTCAGCGTCAAGAATAATTTGAACAACTTGATTCCAATCACCATTCATAATAATTTGTTTCGCTTTTTCTGGGTTAACTCCACCATTAATAAGGTAATCAATCCAGTCGTCATCAGACTGAGCTCCATCAACATAATCGATGGCGTTTTGATGGTTTTCTCCACTCAAAACTGACTCATACGCTTCATTGACGTTATTAAAAATACTACCATTGCATCCGTCTTCGGTCATAAAGTAATTATCATTGAGCCATTCAATTTGTCCGTTAATATTAAATCTTTCTCTCAAAAAATTCTCTACCATTTGTTTATCTGTACCAATGTTCTCTTTCAACACCTTCCTGATTGCACGTGAAACAGCTTCATCAATCCCTTTATGTTTAAGCATGGTATCAGTCCATTCCTTATCACCACCTTTTTTTAAACGTTTTGAATATGGATTACCATTTTCACCTTCTTTTTTAACGTATTCATTATACCCACTCATGTCACCCTTGATTTTTTTCTTACCACGATTGACTTTGTGCGTATAATGCCTTACTGGATTGTGTTCATCCCTAACATCTTCTTTTTGGCTCTTGGAAAGACCGTAGCCATTACCACGACTTTCTTTAATTATTTTTACAATCAAGCCCCTTAATTCACTTTCAGTGAGTCTAATTGTTTTCTTCATATAATAAATTTTTTTTTTATTCAGTTATTTAATTATAAATAGTATGGGCTAAAAAAATGTAACCTATTAATACAAAGGAAGCGGACTCTAATGTCCGCTTTAATCATATGATTTGGCTTAATTTAATAAACTAATACTTAGTAAGATTCCAGTCAGAGTCAGACACAAGATTACCATTTTCATCAAACCATCCTTTATAATCAATCCACTTATCACCCCTTCCTAAATGCCATAAATAATCACCATCAAAATAATGATTATTAATATTCCTTATTTTTTTTCTGATTGGGGTAATATCGCCACCTTCATTTTCAACATCTTCAATACAATATCTTAGATTGCGTAATTCTCGGTAGGCTGCACGGATTTCTGGGCGATTATCAAAATTCATACGACTTCTTGCTCTGTCTTCCTTATCTTGAGCACTTAATATTTGTCCCATGTCGACCTCTTCTTGTATAATCCTATTCACACTTTCTTTTATCAAGTTTGTCAATTCACTTTCCGTGAGTCTAATTGTTTTCTTCATATTATTATATTATTTACCAAGTTATTCTTTTCGTTGGGTCAAAATTGTTAACGCCATACTCTTCTACCGCCCTTAACACAGCATTAGCAAAATTAAACATAGGCTCCTCTATCTCATTATAATATTCATTATCTTCTTGATGGTATGTTATTTTGTAAAGAAGCTCTGCTGCGTTTTTTATTTCATGCACAAGTCTTTCATATGTTATCCATTTTCTTTCTTTACTATCGTTACTTAAAGACTTTTCACACAAAACATTATTTACAGATTCCCTTATAAGATGTTTCAATTCACTTTCCGTGAGTCTAATTGTTTTCTTCATATAATAAATCTTGTTCTTATTCAATTATTTTAAATATAAATAGTATGAATTATAAAAAAAGGGCACCATAGAAATATGGTGCCCGTAGTATTACATCGTAACTGTTCTTCTCCTTAACCTTCAATCTCGTTTTTGATTTCGATAAACTCGGCGATGTCGGTCAGGGCTGTCTTTGATTCGAAAACCTTGGATTTGATTTTGTCCAGAATCTCGTTCCACGATTCGACATCCTTGCCTTCATTTATCTGTTTGTTCAACAATGTCACGACTTCCGCTTTATGTTTGTCGAACAAGTTTTTAGCCTTCACTGGGTCTCTTGTCTCCTTGACAAGGCGGATTTCATCGTCGGTCAGTTCGTTGTGCCTTTCCGCAAACTCGTTTATTTTCTCTTCATACAGCTCGTCAACATTCTTGCCTTCAGTCAGCATTGTGTTGTTTTCCTCAACATACTCACACAGTTTTTTCTGTATTTCATTGTATTTGTTGATATTTTTGAAATCTTTGTTATGAAGAATCAAGTATTCGATATTTTCGAAAAGTTCTATCTCGCGGTCATCGACGCTGATATTTTCATTCAGACGGTATTCCTTGAACAGGTTGATTAGTTTCTCGTTGTTCTCGCGAATGACTTTCTTTGAATAACGTGTGATTAATGATATAGCCTCGTTCACATACTCGTTCGGGTTTCCAACGTTTGTTGGGTTGGTGAATGCATTGTATGCGTTGAATTCGTCGCTAAGTACCTTGTTCTCACGGATAAGGCTCATGATGTTCTTTAGTTTTTTCTGGCTTGGTTTATCCCTCAACAAACCTCTGGTGTTTGATTCGAAAACCTTGTAGATTACACCGAAGTTCCTATTCCCGCCATATCTCAAAGAAATCTGACCTTCGCTGGTGTTCGCACGCTTGTTGGCTTCAGTCAAAAACTTGCCAGCTTCCTGGTATGTTTTGTAAGCGTTTTCATATTCCCCATTCTCATAACACTTCAAAGCTTCGTTCAGGAGCTTGGTGCCTTTATCGATGTTTGTGTTGATTTCGTTAGTCATGACTCAAATTCTATTTGTTTATAAATATAATTAGTCTTTGTTTTTTTCCTCGTTAATATATTTTCCGAGCCCTTTGGCTATCGAGTTCAGTTCCTCGTTTATCAGGAAGTTTTTTGTGTACAGCGGTGTATTCAACTCTTCTTTCTCTTTTTCCTTGGATTCGTTGATTTTGTTGAGCAGCAGCTGCTGGTAATGGTTGGCTTTGTCCATCAAGTTTTTCTTGACAGTTTTCTGTTCGTTTATTGTTTTCTTCATCAGCCTGTCGAAAAACATTTCAGCCAAAGGCTCAGGTGTGCTGTCGTCGTTTGTGTCACTTTCGGAATCAGCCGCGTCGTCCATTGACATGTCACCTTCAGCACCAGCCATATCGCCATCGCCCATGTCATCACCCAAACCGCCGTCATCCAAACCGCCTGGCATACCGCCGCCTGGCATACCGCCGCCTGGCATACCGCCGCCGCCCATGCCATCCTCTTGACCTTGACCTCCAGCGTTGTCGCTGTATTCAGCCCCTGGCTCACCATAAAGGTTGTCGACTTTGTTGAACAAGCCTGTGCGTTTTATAATCATGACGGTCTTTTCAAGTTCTGCAGCCAAGGCCTTTTCCAGCCTCAACTCTTCCAGGTTGTCACTGATTTGTTTGTCACTCCATCCGAGTATTTCTTTCTGTGCACGGGTGACGGAATACAGCGGTAGTCCGCCGCCTGGGTCAGCAACCGCACTCTTAGCCATCTCTATCTTTTTGCTGAGATTGTCCAACTCCATCATTTCGGCTTGTGATGACGGGTTGTTCATTGACAAACTGAAGTTAGTCAAATCATCTACAAAACCAAGAAGATACAAATGGATTATACACACTTTTGTCAATTCCATAATCATCATCTGCTGTACCCTGTTGATTGTCTTGGTGAATCTCACGTCAAGCAATGAGAGATTTTTGCCGTCGCCAGTGGTTTCTTCGAAATTAAGGAACGACTTCGGCACCCTAAGCGCTGTGCACAATTTGTTCTGGACAAATTTGATATCGTCCATTGCAGTAAGGTTGTTGCCAGCAGACAGTGTGTCGATTGGGTTTGGCTCGTTTGGGTCACGTACTGGTATGAAGAAATCGTCCATGTTCGACATGATGTTTCTCCTAAGGTCAAGCTGTCCAGTCAACGGGTCATAGATGGGTGTGCGTTTAAAGTTGTTGGCTACCTCATCCATATAGGCTGGAACATCCTTCTCATCAATAGCACCGACATTAACTTTGAACACACGCCTTTCAACCGAACGTTCAAGTCTGTACATCAGCATCATGTCTTCCATCATCGAAAGCATGCGCCAATGCCGACGGGCTTTGTTAAGTGCAGAGACGCCATACGGAAGATACAGGGAATCATACAATAACCTGAAATGTGCAATCTGCCAGTTTCTGTATGGGGTAAACTCGTTTTTACCCACCCAAATGAACTTGGTCGAATCTGGTGTGTCCACGTCAATGTTCGCGACATTGGCAAAACCAGAACTGTATGGATTGTCCATACCGTTTTCAAAACGCTGCATTTCATATACAGGCAACTGTTTCCACCCGATAACGCCGTTATCCTCGGTTACGTTCAGAAGCATGAAAGTATTGCCATACTTGACTGTGCTTCTTGTTATCATTGGGAAAATGATGTCAGCGGACAAACGGTTATAAATCAAATCCTCAAGTATAGACTTAATACGCTCGGATTTGGAAGTCACGTTAATCATCATGCCGTTCGGTTTAATATATGTAGCCTCCTCCATATAAATGTCAAGGGCTGCACCAATTTCAGGGAACAAGTCCATCATGTCAGCCTCGCGGTACATCATCTGTACCTCGGTCATGTTGGCTAACGCGTTGTTCTGTGTCTCATATTGAGCACGTTTCCATTGTTTAGCCAGCAGCCTCTGTTGTCTCAGTTGAGCTAGTTTTTGGTTATAATCCTCCTTGGAATTGGTTGCATATATCACATCATTGCTGCCCAAACCACTGTAATTATGCACACTTCTGCTGTAATTGGTGGACGTAGGTGTGGGAGCTGACGTTCCTCCTCCAAACGCTTTATTTAGTTTTTGAAAAATTGTTGACATACTAAACTGTATTATATTAAATAAATATAATGAAACTGAAACTAATAAACAACAAAAAAGCGAACATGAATATGTCCGCCTTATTGTTTTTTACGAAAGCCTGTAAGCATCATCATTGCAACAATCTGTTTCTGTCTGCGCTTGTTTGCGTCTGACGTTGTGTAGAACGGCATTGGAGTTGGCTTTGATATTGTCACGTTTGTGTCCTCCAATGTGGCTGTCTTGTTTTTCCTGAAAATGTTGTTGGTTCTGAATGATGTAAGAATTTGTTTCGACAATGCCTTTTCCTTGTCGGTTTTGATTACATAAAACTGTATAACAAACAAAGCCATAGCCAGACAAGTAAGGCTGTCGTCGTGGCAACCGTCCATATGGTCGGGTCTTCCGTTTTTCCAAACCCATGTGTCCATTTCCGTTATCACTCGCGTGCTTCTTACCCTGAAGCCGTTTTCTTTGAGCATTGCCACAAAATTGCCAATCATCTGCACACGCACGGCGTTTGTCCTGAAACCAGGAAGCTTGTCGCCAGGCTTTATGTTGAAAGTCGAATAAGCCTTTTCGACAGTGTATGTCTTAAGACCTGGGTCATCGTAATAAATGTTTTTGTACCTTTTAGCCATAAGTGTAAGTATTATAGCATCACCGTAGCCTCCGATACATTCAACAATCACAAGGGCGTTGTTGAACGCCGTTGCGTAGTTGTACACCATTTCACCGATTTCGTCTCCAGTTTTTTTGCCGTAATATTCAAGCACCTGGTCAAAATACGGAGTACCTGTGTCTTCGTCTATTGCATCTATGTCAATCACTTCAATGGCTGTCCTGTCGTCAGCCGAGCCAGAAGACGCATCAACCGCAACAACATACCTGTGCCCAGGGATTGGGTCTTTCCAAATCCACGTTTCCTTGACAAACGGGTCCCACAAATCCCAATCTTCAATCTTTGTCACATCCACGACGTTTTGTCTGAGATGAGCCTCTATCACATTTACGGGTATCACGTTGTCCGAAGAACCGAGGAACGACACATCCAGTTCTTGCGCTATTTTCTGTTCGTCGTTGTTGAACGATTTGCACATTTTGGTGTACCATGGGCTTTCTGGCTGCCACCCTTCCCTCTCAAGCCTGCGCCATCTTTCTTCGTCATACGGGATTTCCCCGTTCGGTCCAATCACTGGGTCGATATCCCATTCGATTTCACCTGTCTTTTCGTTCTTTTTCGACCATTTCAAATGCCTTTGATAACGCAAGTCCTGAAACCATTTGAATTCGACTGCATGGTAGTTGTTTTTGTGTGTCAGAGCCTGTTCATAAGTCCTGTAATACAGTTGGTCTTTGCCGTTTGGGGTTGATACCATAATTATCTTGGCGTGTTTCACCGACGCTGTTGCGGCGACAGCCTGTGAATAGACAGCAGGACCGTTTTCAATAAAAGCGGCTTCGTCGAATATCAATATTGAAACAGCCGAGATACCACGGGCTGCGTTTGGACCAGACGAACGCGCATACACTTTACATCCATTGAAAAGTTCGATTTTATCCTTGTTTCTTGTCTTGAATATGGATTTTGTGTTTTTCTCGCTGTTCGGGTCTGGCGACCAGAACTCGCTGCCCCACATCCATCGCGGCACCTGGGCTATGAAATAAGACAGTTTTTCAAGCAACTGTTCGGAAATGTCAAGCTTGTTGCCAATGCACAAGATTGTTTCTGGCGCGTCTCGTTTCGCAAACACACATTGTGCGGTAGCCCAAGCTGCGGAAACAGTCGTTATGCCAGCCTGACGGTGTTTGATTGCTATTGTGTTGTCGTTTTCGCAAATGCTTTTAAGGAATTCATACTGCCTTGGGAAAACCTTGAAAGGCACCTCATGACCTTCATCGGCACTGAACGTAGACAGATAGTGCTCAATGAAATATTTTCTGGTTTTGTCGTTATAACATTTGACATATTCTTCTTTAAAGTTAAACGCCATGTTGTTGTGTTATGTTCAATTATTTGAAATCTATAAAATTAAAATAAATAGTGGCGTTTATCAAAATTTACACACCAGTCTCAATTTCCTTCAACAGTTCCGCTGAAGAATACACTTCACCGTCATTAATTGAATATTTGGCATTTTTCGTCTGCACAAAATTGTCAAAATCGTCGGTTTCCTTGTTGTAACGAATGGTATCCAGCAATTCTGTTGTCATGCTCAAGCCTTTTTTTGTCTGTTTGAAAGCATTCTGCAGGTATTCGTTGAAAACATCTGGCGAAAGTTTGGATATTTCCATTATAATGAAATTCGTCCCTATCTCATCCATGTTGTAACCGCATTTTTCTATGTCGGACATCAGCAGACTCCACAAAGGTATACCAAGCCTCATGTCCCAGTTTTCAGCCAGCCTGTAATCGGCTTTTCCCAATATGTAGTCGATTTTGTCCTGGTCTTCTGGCAAGCCTTGCTGTGCAGCTGTTTCCATAAGGCCCCTTACTGTATATTCAAGCAAGACTGGGAAGATTACACCTTCAGCCTCTATTTTTATCCGTTCACCGTTGTTTCCTATATACACGTCAACCTTGCCTCCACAGTTCCTTTTTATGTTTTTGATTGTGTCTGGCTGGTTGTACAGCAGTGCCAGATTGTATCTGGATATTTCGGTGTACAGGGTAACCAATTTAGGATTAATTTTATATATTTCACGAATGTAGTATTCGATGTTTGTGCCGTAATACATTGACACTCCAGTTATCAGTGCGTTTACCATCCTCCTTTTGTAGATTTCGTCACTGAGCCACCGCATTTCATCAATGTCGTTAAAAGTGAAATCGGGTGTTGATTCTGGGGTCATGCGGTATTTGGACATGTCACATTCCGCCACCAAGTGGGATTCTATGTCGATTGTGTCTTCAGGTATCTCAAACACGGATGTGCAGATATCGGAGCACAGTTTTTCCAAAGCCTCTTTGCTTGCAGATTCTATCTTCTGGCATTCGGACAACAGTTCACTTAGTTTCTTTGACAACGCCTTCGGTGATATGTCCTGCCCTTCGAATTGTGACATTATGCAGTTGTATTCGGTCTTGATTATAAAACCGACAAACGTTTCTTCCTCCTCTGGAGGAAACGCTGGATGATTACCGAGAGAGGTCGTGTTGTCTTTGATTGACTGTTTCAAAAATTCAGGCAGTTTCATTATTTCAAAAAATTTTCTACTGTGACTATTTTCGAGTTTTCTTTAAGTTTCATAAGACGTATCTCGTCAAGCTGTTTTTTGGAGATGATGAATGATTCAAAAGTTGAGTTTTTATTGTCGCCGCTAACCGTGATGTCCTGTTTCTTGTTGTCATTGTCTGGGTCGGCTGTTATCGACACTGAATTGTCTATGTTTGAATTTGACGGGACTTTTTCAGCTGCCTTTGTCGCCTTGACAATCGCGTTGCCTATTTCGCCAGGTGTGTTTGGCGTATTTGGGGTCACATATTTGAGTTGCATCTGACCACCGTTAGGGTCTAGCATTTCGCTCAAATTCTCCTTGATTATCTGTCTTAGTTCTTTATCCTGTTGTTCACTTAACTTAATTCTGTTCATGTGTAATCTCTTTTATTATAAATATATCCCAACCAAATAAAAAAAAGAAAAGCCTCAATCAGAGGCTTTAATTGTTTGTTTTTGGGTTATCGTTTTTTGACCGTGTACGGTTTGCCTCGATAGCCTTGTCTGTCTTCCTGGTCGACTTTGGACTTAGGCGACTCTCTTTTCTTGATTAGGTCTCCAATGATTTCATTTACAACTTCGTTAACTCTGGATTCCATCATTTGTTGTGGTTGGTTTGGCATCATGTTGTCATTCATCATCGGGTCGTTTTGCTGTGTGTTTCCGAAGTTATTGCTACTGTTGTTTTGGCTGTCGTCACCATTTCCGCCATCGCTGTCGTCATCACCGTCGCTTTCTCCAGAACCGTTAAGCTTGTCACTCAGATATTCAATCATGGAATTCCTGTCCTCGTCGTTCATCCCGTCAACAACAGCCGAAGCTATCATGCCGAGAACTTCTTTCTTTTTGTCCTCGTGTTTGTTTATGCCGTCATTCTTAAGGTCGTTGCGGAATATCGACGCAAGCTGTCCAGCCAACGATTCGGCTTTTTTCTCTGGGTCACCAGAAACGTCGGCGTTGCCTTCATCGTCTCCACCGAAAGGGTTGGCGCCCATAACAGGCTCGTTTGCACCACTGTCCATCATCGGGTCGGTCATGTCTCCAGGGTTACCACCCATGGCGTTCGGGTCGCTGCCCATCATCGGGTCACCACCCTGCATTGGAGGCATAGAAGAAGCGTCACCACCCATAGGATTCATACCCATTGGCTGTGACGCTTGGTTTTTATTTCCCAAATTCAGGAAAGTGTTTTCATTTACTCTTTTTTTTTACCTAAAGCGGTAACAACGGCGTTGGTTATCGCACTAACCACGTCTTCGAACGGGTCACCACTGTGTCCGATTTTCAGACCATAAGGTTTTTCGCCTTTGGCTGTTTCGTCGTTCCAGTCTTCACCCCATTTGGAACCGTCAGCGTTGGGAGGAAGTGTCATGACTTTTTTCTGATAGGCTGGGTGTTTGCCAAAATCGTCAAGCTTGGTCTCAACAATCCTTTTTATTGCCTCATAAAGAGGTGCTGTTTGTGGGTTGTTTTCAAAATCATCATCCATTGGAGTGTCTTCATCACTGTAATCCAAATCGTTGATTTCACCGCTCATGTCGGTATCTGGAATGTCTGCAAGTGGGTCTTCGTCAAAGTCAACACCAAGTGAATCAGAACCTTCACCATATTGGTCAAGATGGTCATAGATTGAACTGTCGTCAGCATTCAAATCAGTGTTCATGATATCGGTTGCAGAACTTGCAATGTCTGGGTCGTCAAAATCACCGCCGAGTTCAACTTCAAACACGTTTTCAGTAACAGGTTGCGTCACACCTTCTTGTTTGTCAAAAGGCTGTTTGTATTTTTTCGGGTCGCCAATTCCAGCGTTTGCAGGAAGACCGTCATCCCATTCGGTTGTTTCGAAGTTTTCGTTTACACTGACATTCTCGTCATATGGGGCAGTGTCGCCAATTTCGGTGCCGTGTGAACGGTCGAGTTCGCTGTCGCTTGACTGATGGACAAATGCCCTGTCGTCTCTCCAAGCCAACACTTGCTTTTTCTGTTCTTCGGTGAGTTTGAGGACGCGTCTAGGTTTGCTTTCGTTGACGCCTTTACCCTGTTCTTTTGAAGTTTTGGCTTTGTCCGAATATGGGTTGCCACCTTCTTTGTCAATATTATGGTCGCCACAGGCAGCTTCATATTTACCGCTTGGGCTGTTGCCTTTCACGCCGTTGTTGTTGTAGACAGTGTCAGGATTCACTTGCTTTCCGTCATCAACATAACTTTTGTCTTTGATGCCGAGATTCTGCTGTTTGCCCTGAGGACCTTTCGTGCCGCCGCCGTCTTTGGTTGACGGGTTGCTTGTATAAGGAGCGTTTTTGTCTTCTTTGATGTAGTGGACATTTTCGCTCAGGATATTGTCAACGTTTTCGACCAACTGGTAGAAACGGTTCAGCTCAGCTTTAGCTTCTTTGTTTTCCTTGTTTTCCCATTCGGCTGATTCGTTGATGTTGAACTGTGACTTGACAGGCTCTTTGCCTCCGTTGGATTCGTTCACGTGTATAAGTTCGAGATTAAGGGCGTTTGACGCCTTGGTGTATGAATCATAAGCCTTGCGATTCAGGAAGCCGCCAATGTATTCATAATCTTCAGCCAGAAGCTGTGTATCTTTTTTGGGGGCAACTTTCACGTAGTATTTGGTTCCCTCTTTTAAGATGGCGTATGTTTTGCCGTCAGCGCCAACCTGGGAATATTCAACAATCCCGTTTGAACTTGTGGTCTTTTTTGATTCATTAATACCATAGTTCATAAGGCGCTGCATTGTCTTGAGTTCGTTGTTATAATCTTTACTCATGTTATTTAATTAAGTATACTTATTATTTCTTGTTTCATTTAAATATAATATAAATAGTTGCGTTTTCAAAAAATTAATAATGTCGGTAATATGTATCGTAAATGTCGTCATTCAACCCAGAATCTATCAGAACTATCTGCGGCGTACCGTTACGTTTGACCATACCGTATGACGATATTCTGGTCAAATCACCGTTTGGCAGTTGATAGTCACCCATTAAATCGAACATCTGCACAACAAAACCGTCTTCATCGTCGTTCCACAGCTGGTCTGCAATTTCCTGTGCTTCTTTGGGTGATATTGTGTACAAACGCGAACTTATGCGTCTGTATTTGTTACTGTACCAAATAATCAAGTCGCAATATGTCTCGAATGGCAAGCCGATAATCCTTTCGAAATCCTGCTCTTTTGCAGGGATACAGTTTTCCTCAACCAGCCACGTGCAGTCATCGTCACAGTCAATCACCTTGACAACAGCGTCGGAATACCTTGAAGTCTCCAGTTCGAATTCGTTTTGGGCAACGCCCTTTTTGTTTTTCGCCAACTTCAAAATCTTGTCGTCGTCTATTTCGAAAATGACCCTTGACGAGCCTGAGCCGAAAGTTGGACCGAGCATTTGCTTGCAGTATTTTAGCCTTCCAGCAAACGACGGTATCTGGGACAGTTGCCTTGCGTTGAAACCAGGCATTGCAGCTTCGTTGAGCTCGCTTGTGTCGCTCAGGTTAATGAAGTTATTCATATTAGCTGCTGACATTCCGTCATCGTCAGGCGCTGGTGGTTCAGGTGTTCTGAACGGATTTTCTTCTGGAGTGTTTGGTTGTATTGGTTCAGGTGCGGGTTGGGCTTCAATATTAAGCAGTTTTTTAAGTTGTGCTATACGGTCAGTCAAAAGCCATTCAAGGTCTCGCTTACTATATACCCCAGGGGTAATCTGTTTGATTCCCATCCTTTGCACTGCATTGTGTAAATCTGCTGTTGTGATTGTATTGCACTTTAACGCTTTTTTGAAACGCCCTAACCAGGAATTCAAATACATATTACCATATCCTGGATTACCACCCTCTTTTAAAAGTTTCGCCTGTTTTTCTGTAATCCTGACAATCCTTCCAGTGACTTCATCTATCGTGTTGGTCGTGTCATATACTTTGTTTATGTAGTCCCAGACCTTTTCGATATAGCCCATGTGTTTGACCACTTTCCATATAATGTTGCCTGCCGACATTTCCTTTTCTTTCGACCCCAAGCCTTCGGCTCTCATGTCTTTCAGTTTGGTGTATATGCCCTTTATTTTGTCTGACAGCTTTTTGAGTTTTGTGTTGTCTTTTTCGTTATCCATCTCATCAAACAGGTTGTCAAGTTTGGTCATCTGTTTGGCGCAAAAGCTTTTTATATATTCCTTGTTCAACTTGGAATCATTCAAATTCTTCGGTTCTTTGACCCATTTGTTCTTCTCTAACGAATAAACACCACTAGACTGAGCTGGTTCTGAAATGTTTTCGACACTTATTTCCACAGGAAAATCCTTGATTGTCAATTCGTCATGAGTCTTGTTCCACAGTTCTTTTTTTGAATTGAAATAGTCTTTCACAAAATCAGGTTTCTTGTACACTTCATTGTAGTCGTATATTATGTGTATGTCCACGTCCGAATATTTAGACCAGTTGTAGTTTGCTATCGACCCAGTCAGCACAATATCCGTGGGCTTGACCCATTTGACTTCCAGTTCTTTGATAAAATCGTCGGCAATATCCAGGAGTTTCATTCTAATCTGCGAATTCAGTTCACCATCCCCATTGAAAAACTCTGGGTTGAGTTTGTCCTTAACCTTGAACGGTTTCATGTCAATGGCGCTTGCCTCTATCTCGTTAATTTTTCCCATAATATGCAATATATCATATATAAATATAATTTAAGTATACAAATAAAAGAAATATTCACAGAAAAAATCCATGGAATCTGGTTATGTGTGAAACAACATATGAATATATATATTGAATTGACAAAATAACAATCACTGATTTCGTGGAAAAAAACAGTGAATTTCGGTTATATGCATATAATTAAATAAAACATTTTTCAATGAATCTGAACAACACTAACAAGGCGCAGATTAGCGACAGCGCCTCCTCTTCACAGAAAACCGCGAAAAACATATCACGACTAATGAACGGCGACAAAATACCGACGCCGAAAGAAATTATGGCTTATCTGGACGAACGTGTCATCGGTCAGGAAGACGCCAAGAAGCGTCTTTCGATTGCTGTTCACAACCACTATAAACGCGTATTCTCCAATTTGTGTGGTCTTGGTAATGATGGGGAATTCAAAGACATTGAAATCGACAAGTCGAATGTAACCATCTTAGGTCCTACAGGAACTGGTAAAACGTTTCTAATTCAAAACATTGCAAAAATGCTTGGTGTTCCATGTCACATACACGACTGCACCAAACTCACTGAAGCTGGATATGTCGGCGAGGATGTCGAGAACATACTTACTGGCTTGCTGATGGCTAGCGACTATAATGTCGAGAAAGCCCAAATCGGAATCGTGTGCCTGGACGAAATAGACAAACTTGCCAAACGCGGGGAGAGCATGTCCATTGTGCGCGATGTTTCTGGCGAAGGCGTACAGCAAAGCCTGTTGAAAATAGTGGAAGGCTCTGTTGTCGGTGTTATGCCTCAAGGTGGCAGGAAACATCCAGAACAGCCACTGATACCTGTCGACACCACCAACATCCTTTTTATTGGAATGGGTGCATTTGTCGGCATTGAGGATATCATCAAGAAACGCATGACAAGAACACACACAATTGGTTTCAATTCGTTTGATTCAAACAATTTTACGGTTGACGAGGAAAACATTCTTGACTATGTGAATGCAGTTGACCTGAAAAAGTTTGGGCTGATACCTGAGCTTATCGGTCGTTTCCCTGTCATAACCCATACAAACCAGCTTAAGAAGGAAGACCTTGTCCGTATTATCAAGGAACCTAAAAACTCCATCATGAAACAGTACCAGAAACTGGCTTATATTGACGGCAAGCAGCTGCGGTTTACTGATGATGCAATTGACACAATAGCCGAAACAGCGATATTGACCGAAACTGGCGCCCGTGGTATCAGGTCTATACTTGAAACTGTTCTCAACGACTTCATGTTCGACATATCCGACAGTAAAGACACTGTATTCGTTGTTGATAAAAACTATTGTGATAAGGCGCTGAAGAAAATCATCGACACGTCGTTTACATACAAAAAAGCGGTCTAAACTCAAAGGGGGGTCACAATCTCGACTCTGCCACGCATTGGTTAGCACCGCTATAATATTAAATAGTACGTAATTACCAAAAGTGACCTTTAATATGGAAAATCAAGTAAAAAAATATAAAATTTCGTTTATTGTTCCAACACAACCGTCACGGTCAGAAACGCTGTCCGTACACCAGGCTGGGAACATGCCGACGGAAACTATTGTCATAGATTATTTGTCAAAATTGAAATAAATTTGTATATTATTGATTAATGGAAGAAAAAACACAAATAAAAACATTGAAGATGAAAACATATCATTTCAACACATTGCTGACGGAAGGAAAATTCAAAGACAACCCCAAAACAGTGCAAGAGGCTTTCGAATCCGACAATAAAATAATTTTCAGCCTGATTAAGAAATACGGGTATTCATTTGATGACGAAGTCCTGGAAGCTGCGCATATAAAGAAAATTGTGCGTGACCATTCGACAAACAGCATCCTGGTTGACCACGACCCCGTCAAACCAATGAACAAAAAACTGAAAAAAGACAAAAAGTCCATAGACGAAATACTTGATGAATTGTGTGATGAGCATATCAACATCAAGGAAGACTTTGATTTGCCGATTGCAAGCGAAGATATCAATAACATTGAAATGCCTATTGACCCAGAAATATGAACAAGACCATTATCGGATTTGCTGGCAGAAAACGTGCAGGTAAAACCTGTCTATCAAAATACCTTACAGAAAAATATAACGGAACCATAGTCACAGTCGCAGATGCCCTTAAACATCTGTGCTGTGACTTATGTGGGTTTAAAGATATTGAAGAATTAAACTATTATAAAGACAACGGAACGTCTTATAGTTTCAATCCAAATAAAGCCCCTGTATGGGCTAAAATTATTTGCGAACAGGTATTTGGTGAATACACCGAAAACCACTACAATAAAGTTCTCGAATTATTAAGTGAGATTTACACATATAATGTAAGGGAACTACTCCAGTTCGTTGGAACTGATATTATCAGGAAATATAAACCAACTTGGCACGTTGACAAAATGGTTGAAGCTATTAATAATGCTCCAACTGACATTGTTTGTGTTGATGACATTAGGTTTCCAAATGAGAGAGCTGCAGTTGAAAAACTTGGTGGTACGGTATTCTTCATTGTTCGCCCCGATTTGACTGTTGATGTTTCAAACCATGAAAGTGAAATATCATTAACATGGCCAGAGTTTGAAGATAATAGAATCATTGTCAACACATTTTCAAAAGAGTTCATGTTTGAACAATTTGATGATGCACTACACACCCGATTCTTTTTATTATCAACTATTCCAATTTTTAAACAATACTACACAGATATAAACAAATGTAATGAAAAACTTGGCTATTGTGGAAACAAAAGACCTTGTAATGATGGTAATTTATTAAGTGTTACTGAATACAATTTTGTAAAACATGACCTGGTTGGTAATATGATAGCCCATAACGGCTGTATTGTATTACACCCAGAAAATAAAACAGTAATGGATTTCTACCAACAGATGTTATACGGTAAACCAAAAAGTACATGTGAGATTAATCCTATAATTTTATGGAATCCTTTCATAATCGAAAACATTAAAGCTTGGCTGTGATATGAAAGATTGTCCCAGATGTAAACATTATGGAGCCTTGGTAAACCAGGGTTATTGGTGGTGTAACCTTTTAAACTAAATTGTAATTTATTATTTAATAATAAATACTTTATTTATTAGATTTTTCTTTCTTGCTATCTTCTTTTTCGGTGTTATCCTGTTTCTTTGATTTCTTGTGATTCTTGAATTTGTCAATCATTTTGTCGTCGATTACATTGACACTAAGCTGTCCTGTAAGTTTAACTCTTTTGTTCAGCCAGTCGTCTATAATCTGGTTGTAATAAGCCAGTCTTGAAGCATCATCCTTGATAAACCTTCTGAATTTGTCGTTTATCACATCAAGCAATTCCTCTTTTTTCAGTTTCTGTAGAGGTTGACCATTGACCATGTAGTTGATTCCCAAAGTCTGGCAAGGCAAACCGTCAACACCGATATCACCTGCATAGTCGACACCAGCCTGGTAGAATTTGTTCAAATAGTTTACAATGTCGCTAACCTGGTCTGAATTGACAATAAGCGATTCCCTAAGGTAATTGTTGACAATTTCCTGTTCCTGTTCCTCTGTTATATATATGACTTTTCCCATTATTAATAAATATCGTTGTATTTAAAAACAAACCCTTTTTCAATATCGTTATTGATAATATAGTCTGTCAGCTTATCCTCTAGCTGGAACTCAATTTCTCTCAGGATTGGTCTGGCTCCATATTCACTTTCACACTTCACTTTTTCAAAAACCGATTCAACAAGCTTGCCGTCCAATATACTGTCATCCAGTTTGTATCCCAGATTCTCAACCTTGGTGTTGACTTTCAATATTTCGTTCTTGATAATCTGTTTCAGGTTATCGTCAGTGAGTTTGTTGAAATAGCAAATGTTGTCAATTCGGTTGATAAATTCTGGCTTGAACGTGTTCTTTATGGATTTTTTGATAATATCTTTGTCACGGTTTTCCTCATCATGTGCATTGAAACCGATATGAGCCATTTTTTCGGCAACATCCTTGGCTCCTACGTTCGACGTCATGATTATTATAACGTTTTTGAAATCGACAGTAGTGCCTTTGTTGTCAGTAAGCCTTCCTTCATCGAATATCTGCAAAAAAACATTGAAAACCTCGTCGTTGGCTTTTTCGATTTCATCCAGCAACAGCACGCATCTCTTGTTTTTCTTGATTGCTTCCGTCAACACGCCACCGTCGTCATAACCGACGTATCCAGGGCTTGTACCATAAAGCTTGGCTGCACTGGTCTTGTCCGAATACTCAGACATGTCCAAACGCACAATTTTCTTTTCATCCCCGAACATTTCATGCGCAAGCCTTTTAGCCAAAAAGCTTTTGCCGACTCCAGTTGTACCCACAAATAACATAACAATCGGCTTGTCTGGGTTTGACAATCCAACCCTTTGCCTTCTCACTGCGCGGACAATATCACCTATAGCTTCATCCTGACCGATTACAACTGACTTTAAGTTATCCAACAGCGTCTTAAGCTTGTTTTTCTCGTTATCATCCGCTTCCGTTATCGGTATGTTAAGCATTTGCGACACCGCTTCACGCATGTCTGTTATCGAAACATGTATTTTTGGCTGGGTTTTGGATAAATTGCTTTCAATGTTTGACATTTGCTGGTTGATTTCTATTTCCTCTCGTATTAGCATATCCTTGCGGTCAAAGTCTTCAGCTGCCGAGCTGTTCTGTATGCCGTTTTTCTCCTGTTCTATGACTTTGAGCCTTTCACGCAGTTTGACAAGCTCAACATTTTCCCCCTCTTTCAGCCTGACATATGAGCTGGTCGTGTCAAGTATGTTTAACGCTGACGCTGGGCATTCTTCATTGCCAATGAAACGCTTAGCTAATCTAATGCTTTCACGGATAGAATCATCATCGAAAACAACCGAATTGTAGTTTTCGTATATATTGGCTTTTGCCCTGACAATGTCAAAAAGGAACTGGTCGTTCGGGGCACTGATGTCGATTTTGTTCACAAGCCTGTCAAAATCAGGCTTTGATTTTATGTACTTGGCATATGCTGTCTCGGAAATGGTGAATATCGTGCATATGTTCTGTGTGGTGAACAACTCACTCAAAAACAAGTAAGCGTTGCCTTCGTTTTCTTTTGTTGCAAACATGTTCTCAACTTTATCGATGAATGCAATGTATTTGCCGAGTTTGGACATTTCCTTGACCACCAGATTGGTGATTACATCATTAAACTGCATCAGGTATTTGTCCTTGAATTGGTTAGGACAATTCTGTTCATACAGTTTCCTGGCTAGCATTTGCACGACAGCTGTTTTGCCGACACCGCTCGGTCCGACAATGGCTACCGTGTTTCTTTCATATTTGCCGAAACAGTTGAATATATGTTCAATAATGTCATCATACCCAATCAAGTCATTGTAAATTCCAGTTGATGCCATCCTTACAAGATTTTTGCAGTTGGTTTCAACAATGTTGTTTTCGTTCGGTATTACCCTTGAAGCCTGTATGCCAGCTGATTTAGCCATTTCGGGTTTTACTTTAGGTTCATCGCCTGCTTTCGGTTTCTTTTTGTTCCATTTGTTGGCTTTGATTTCCTTGTTGGAATTGTTCGATGTTGTATTGTAGGCTATTACGGTGTCACTGACTTGGTCTGGAGTAACTCCGAGTTTTGTCAGTTGTTTTGCAACATCGGTATCATATGACACAATTGCATTCAGCATTAATGCGCTGGTTACAACACTTGAGCCATTGTCCGATATGCTTACAGCCAGCGTGTCATATATGTTGGAAAATTCAGGTTTGTCGTTTTGTTTTATGCTCTCGGTTCCGTCAATCATAATCCTGTCAATCACATATTGCTTAAACTCGTTGATGGTGGCTTCCATCATCAGTTTTGAAATGACGCTGTATCCCTCACACGATTTTTCGTCAAGAATTGCCAGCAGGAGATAATTCAGTGTTATCATTTGTATGGGGAACTCGATGACATATTCCTGTTTTATTTTGTTGATTAGTGATTTTAGTTCATAAGATAGAATCGGCTCAGCCATAATCAATTTTTTTAATATCTTAATATAAATATTTTTTTGAGTAATATCAAAAAATGTTGTATATTTGTAGTATGAATGATAACAGAAAATTAAAGGTAATTAACCTCTACGGAGGACCAGGAACAGGTAAGTCAACAACCGCTGCAGCGTTGTTTGCACTTATGAAACGTAACGGAATAAACGTTGAGTTAGTCACTGAGTTTGCCAAAGATTTGGTTTGGACTGAAAGAAACAAGGAACTTGGTGACCAGATTTACATTTTCGGTAAAATGTACCATAAACTTTGGAGATTGAGAGACAAAGTTGATTATGTAATTATTGACAGTCCACTACCTTTGTGTGTTTACTATGACAGAGAGGGTTTGCCAGGATTCAAAGAATTGGTATTTAACATGTATAATACATTTACTAATTATAATTTCCGTTTGAAAAGACACTTCAAATACCAGGAAGAGGGTAGATACCAAACTGAATCTGAAGCAAATAAGGTTGATGAAGATTTAATTAATCTGATAAAAGAAAATGGTGTTGATTTAATAGATATTTGTAATCCAAATGTACAACCAGAATATGAGATACTTGAACATGTTTTGGGTATTGGTTTTGGTGTTAATCATAAATTATGTGAAATAATTAAACAATGAGTAAAATTTATAACAAATATATAAAGAATGAAGACCATACTTGGTATGACAGCACTAATATCATTTACAGTGTGCTGTTTGATGTCGGTGAAACAAAATCCCTTAAAATAGTTTTTAAGGGGGGCAGAACTTATCTCTACAAGAATGTGGAACCACAGGATTATGTCCTTTTCCGTGATGCTGAATCAAACGGTATCGCATTCAACACGTACATCAAAAAATATGACTGTGTCCACCAGGAAGACACGTCATTGGATGAGTTGGAAAAAATGAAACAGGATTTTATACAGGGTGACACTCTTTCCGAATACAGGCTGCATATTGACTTCAACAATGAAACTGGCGAATTCAAACTGATTCTGAACGACAATATCGTTTATGAAGGTGTTGAAGGTCAAGTGTCGATTATAAACCTGTTCAAGTCAATGAAGCTTGAATATACAATGACTGAAACCGAATCTCATAACGAAACTGTTAAAGAATTTGAGGAGAAACCAATCGTAGAACACCATGAGTAGTCTCGAACTTTTAAATAAGATAAGCGAATACACCGAAGACCATTGCTATCAATACCAACGGCGAATTGACACCCTTGAAGAAGACAAGAAAATCCTTGGGTGGGATGATGAATATATCAAAAACATCAGCCTTGATGATTTTGAGTTTTCATATATCGAATCAAAAGAAGACAAAAAAGCAGCAACCGATTTTATCAAAAGATACGAATGGCTTGGAACCGTAGGTTCATTTCCAACCCATTGGTTTATTGCGAAATATAATGGTATCATCGGAGGGGTTATTATTATGGGTATGCCTAACGCATTTTCTAAACTGCTTGGCGAAGGCACTGAAAAAAAAGAGCGTCTTATAGCACGTGGAGCTTCAGCTTCCTGGACACCGATGAACCTTGGAAGCAAGTTTCTCATGTGGGCAATCCGATGGATGGTCGACAACACCGATTACCGTCTGTTCACTTGCTACAGCGACCCGCAAGCCAAAGAGCTCGGCTCAATTTACCAAGGTCTCAATTTCTACTATCTTGGTCAGGGTAGCGGCACCAACACTAGATGTATCAACCCATATAACCCAGAAAAACTTGTGTCGGACAGGGCTTTCAGAGCCAGGAGTTTTTACAAAAAATACGCAAAAGACCTTGGAATAACGTGGCAACCTAACTGGAACAACGACCAAAGAATGCTGTGGGAAAATATACCAGATGATGTTGAACAACAATTAAGAGAATATTCCAAAGTCATGTATCAAAACGCCAAGAAAATCACTTTCCCGTCCAAACACAAATATGCGTTTGTCCTCGGAAGAGACAAAAGGGAAACTAGGGTATTGCGCAAAAAATTCGAAGAGTTAAACAAAACTTATCCATACCCGAAAGAAAGATAACAAATTTAAAGAAAAAAACGGGTAATTTTGGTTATAACATAATAACATAAATCAATATTAAACATGGACAATAAATCTACAAGAAATTTTGCCGACGAACTGGCTCAGTGTGCTCATGATTTTACCAAGCCAATCGTTAATGAACTGAAAAAATCAGTTGAAAAAATTAAGAAATACTATTCACTCAACGATAAGGAACTGGCATATCTGCTTGATATCGATATCCCAACACTCGATATTTTTAAGATGGGGGTCGAAAATGATGACGGCGTTGATTGTGCAATTGATTTGTATACAATTGCATTGTTGACCTTATTGTCAAACGGACGCCTTTCAGTTTTAACTGACACTCCGAGTGGTGAAGATTTCAACAAAGTAAACCGTATTATCAAAGATTATAAAGACCATATCGAGCCAATACCTACAACTTCACAAATCAGTGACAAAATTACGCAAGTCTTGAAAATGCTGGGTGTAAACACTGAGGAAGATTTGGACGGGCTGTTGAAAACAGTATCTGATTTCAGAGATATTATCGACAATTATGAAAAAGCCGATGAAGATAACCAAAAGTGCAATTGTGGAAACCGTTGCCAAAACCATCAGTCCAAGAAACCTGTAGAACCAAACGAAAACAAGGATAAAAAGCGTATTAAGATTGGTGGCGACAACAACACCAAATATGTTGACGAAAAAGGTAATTTCATATCAAACAAACCGTTTGACCAGAACAAAATAAAGGGTTTTTACTATGACCGCGAAACTATGGACAAACCAAAGGAGTTCAATTTTAATTTCGATGTTGACAAGATATTGCCAAATATAAGCGAATTTGTCAAAAAGATGCTTAATTGACAAAGTTTGATAACCGTATGCTGGATTATAAAGAAGTCTTGGGCTACACCCCGTCGCCTTATCAGGAAAAAATATTCGATTTTGTTGTACATGGCTCTGGTAACGCAGTTATCAGAGCTTTTGCTGGTAGTGGAAAAACCGCAACACTTATTGCCTCAATGAAACTGGTTCCAGCCAAGAAAAAATGTATTTTTCTGGCTTTCAACAAGTCGGTTAAAGAAGAAATTGAAAAGAAACTGGTTGGATATGACAACTGTACAGTAAAAACGGTTCACGGTCTTGGATATTCAATCCTATACAGTTACCTGGATACCAAACCGAAAATAGACGAATACAAATACAACACATTCCTAAGACATGAACTGTCGGAACTGAGCAACGCAAAACTGTCAACAAAAAAGGATATTGACGATTATTGCAACAATATAATCCAGATTCTGGAGTTTTCCCGAATGAATTTGGCTCAGTCAAAAAAAGAAATCACCAACATTGCAGTTGAATACGGTATTCCCCATGACAACGATGAAGTGGAGGTTGTGCACAAACTAATGAAATGGGGCAAGGCAAACATCCAGACGGTTGATTATACTGACTTGGTGTGGCTGCCATATGAACTGGACATTTCCCCAAAGCAGAACAAATACGACTGGATATTCAACGACGAGGCACAGGATTATTCGGTAGCGTATGTGAAACTGTTCAACAGATGTTTCAAAAGGGGTACAAGGTTTGTATCCTGTGGGGACGAATTTCAGTCAATCAATCAGTTTGCTGGTGCATCCGAACAGGCATTCAACACCATGATTAACATGCCGAACACCAAAGTATTTGAACTGCCAATGTCATATCGCTGCGACAGGGCAATTATCAAGGAAGCGAACCGTTTTGTACCTGACATTATACCGAGAACCGACGCTGGCATGGGATGGGTCAAACACGACAGCAAAATCAGCGAGATGAGAGACGGTGACCTTGTACTGTCAAGAACAAATGCCGCTTTATTCAAACTGTATGTGAGATTGATTAAAATGGGTAAAGGATGTTACATTAAAGGCAATGATGACGACAAAAACAAGCTGCTGTCAGTCATAGAACGAAACCGTGTGGACGATGTCTTAGGCAAAAATTTTGAAAGCGACGGACTTTTCCCTAGGCTGTATGACAAGATGATTACGGAACGCAACAAACTGGTCGAAAACGGTCTTGACATGGTCGACGCAATCAATACCAGACAAATCCAATCGATGTATGATACAATATCGTCATTGGTCACTTTGTCTGTCGGTTGTGAAACTGTTTCTGACTTAACCAACAAAATCAACAGGATATACCGCCACAGCGATTCTGGGATATGTTTGTCCACAATACACAAGGCAAAAGGTCTTGAAGCTGATAATGTGCATATCATATGCCGTTCCACTATGCCGCAAAAATACGCCAAGACAAAATCCGAAATCCAGCAGGAGCAAAACCTTATCTACGTTGCAATAACCAGGGCAAAACACAAACTGTGTTACGTGTCCGAGAAAGAATTCCCTCCAGTCAAAATGATGGAGAATGACAGTGACGAACTAACCGAATTCAAATACATTGAAAGTATGGTTTGCAGGCTCTACAACAAAGAGCCGTACCAGCCGATACCAAACGCGGATATATCGAAATTCAGACTTGGAAATGCAACAAAAATCGAACCGATACACAAAAACGACAACAGAAAATCAATCTCACAACCAACCAAAACCAAATCTAAATTAATTGATAAGTTACTAGAGTAATATCATGGAGAAGGGATTCACGTTAGTCATACCGTTGTACAACAAGGTGAAGGCTGTCAGGACGACGCTTGACAGCGTGCTGTTCAATCACGGCAAATATCCGTTCAAGTGCATCATTGTGGACGATGATTCGACGGACGGGAGTTCGGAGATTGGGGAGGAATACGACGTTAAATACCCCGACGTGTTCCAGTACATTAAGATAAAGCATCACGGGAACAAGACCCCAGTATATGCCAGGAATCTGGGCATAAAGCTTGCCGAGACTGAGTATATCGGTTTCCTTGACGCAGACGATGAGCTGTGTCCTGGGTTTATCGACAGGGGTTGCGGTTTCCTGGACGAACATCCTGAATACAACTTGTATACTTGTGGTCATTGGTGTGTCGAAAAAGACGATAATGGCTGCATGACCATATCCAATAGGAACTATAATTTCAATGAAGTGCACACTTTTGCTGATTGCCTGCTTTCTGGTGCACAGGATATCAGTTTTTCGTCAAGCATTTATAAAACAGTTTTGACTAAAGAAAACCTTTTTGTAGATGTTTTATGCGAAGACGCTTTGTTCAAACTAAAGTACATCAATAAAAACTTTCCCATATACGTCGACAATTCCACATGCAACAGTTTCATATGGAACAGGTTTAACAATGAAAGTTACACTTGGCACAAACAAAAAACCAATCAACCTTTTATGGCTGAAATAGTGGAAACACTGAATCGTGAAATACCTGACATGAAATGTGTTTTATTTGTTAAAGACAACAATACAATAGGGATTCAAACCTAAGCACAATACACAAAAAAGACCTCAAAAAACTGAGGTCTTTTCTTTTATAAATGTACAATAATTGATTATTCATTAAATTTCATCGTCAATGTTGTCACCGTTTTCGGGTTCGGTTTCTGGGGTTTGTTCGGTGTCGGAAGCAGGTTCTGTTACAGTAGTGTCATCACCACCGTCATCTGGGGTTTGGTCACCGCCGTCAGTCTCTTCCTCGCTTTCACCGTAAAGTTTAAGGTCGTCGGCTTCATTGCCGTAGTAGTTCAATGACTCGCCAGCTGGATATTCACGCTGCAGTTCCTGGTCGTTGCCATAAGCTTTGTTTGCCAATGATGTCGGGAGCATGTTTTCGTTGTTGGTGAAAAACGACATTTGGTCTGTATGTTGTTCTGAATACTCTTCAGCTGAAATCGGTTCAGCGACTTTGTTGTAAGCCTCGTCAACAACAGTTTCATTCACAAATCCCTTGACATCTTCAGTGTATTCGTTGATTCCGTTGGCTTCATCAACTTCAACACCGTATTTTTCTTCTTCAAAGCCCCAAGCAGCAAATGGATTTCTGTTATCTAATTTCATTTTATGTTTTAATTTAATTCTATTATTATAATAATAAATAGTGTCAAAAACAAAAATTACAGATAATTGGGATTGAAATAATTGAAAAAGTAATTATGCATGCTGGTTTTGTATTTGTCACCAAGTTCCTTGTAATGTTTGGCTTCGTCATGGAATCCGTATGATTTGGACACCAATGACATTAAATAATAAAATTCACATGCCTCTGGATATTTGGATATGTATTTCAGCAGACAGTCTTTAAATTCAATGTAAAAATCTTTTCGATATTTATTTATTTGCTTTACAATATTGCAAAGTGTTTTGACTACACATTCAAACTTTTTTTCTTTGTTTTCCTCTGAATCATCTGCCAATGTTGCCGCATAACTGTACAACGAACAAGTGGTGTTATATTGATGTAGTGCCTCATTTTGTTTAGCCAACGCATAGTACTCATTAAACCCATAAGTGTTGTTGTAATCAGTTTTTAAGTCAATGAATTCATTAATTGTTTTTTTGTCGGTTACCAGTAAACTGGTAATACAGTCAAATTGGCTATAAGTTATGTATACTTCCTCGTCATGAATCACAATACCACAAGTAAATTCACACATCGGTGAGTTGAACACGAACCAATCGCTCATTTTGATAATGTCCAACTCATTGTTGTAAAGAACGAATGCTGTTAAATAGTCTGTATACCACAACCCATCCTTCTCATAACAATTGTTTGTATGCACCAAAGATATGTACGTGCTTTCATCATATCTAACTATCTGTGTGCTTCCTTTTATTGTTCTTTGGATGTTGCTGTTTTTGGGATGCTCTTTGATTAATTGGCAAAAACCATTACCGTCGACGGATATGATTTGTGTCGGATTGTGCATGTAAACAAAAGTAAACGGTCTGTCACTTACAGCAGCCCAGTTTTTCTCACAATCACCGTTATTTTGCGGAGGAATTATGATTTCATTGACAGGTTGGCCACTATCAGTCAATTCGTATATACAAATACATCCTTTATGTGACATCCTGTCCCATCTGGTTCCATATATATACAATTTGTTGTTCCACACAACCAAGCGCCCGTCTTCAAGACCTCGGTAATGAATATCCCAATACGATTCTTTTGGGTATATGGTTTCAGTTGTGTTGTATATTTTACCGTCTTTATATTTCGATATGACATTTCTTGAATCATAACCGTCCTTAGTGTAAAAATAAGATTGCGCATAATTATTATCACCCATGTAAAACAACTCACTGTCTTGGAAAACTTTAATATATTCAATGAGTCTGGTGTTGATAACCAACCCGCCATTGTACCACACACAACTGCTATTGCTCACACTAAACTTGTTTTTCAGCAGATTTTGGGGTAATGTAAAACTATAACATTTACCCCCGTTCGATTCAACGAACCTGGTAAAACTGTTCATTACAAAACCCTTTCTATGTATTTCTGGTTATCTTTCACCTTATTCACGAAATAATCCAATTCGCCTTTCTGAGTGTTGTTCAAATCATATTTTGTCTTGATTTTTTCCGAAAACGGCAGACAGTCCTTATACCATTCTGTGTGATACAGGCACCACAAATACTGCATGTCAATGTCAAATTCGGTCAGATTCAAATAACCCACATTTTCAGGTAAATCCATTTTTATACAATTGTTTTCATACGCAAGTTTGGCAAACGTGTATGCCTCGGAATACCTGTTTCTCCACAAATAATATCTGGAAAGCATGAGATATGCTTCAGACCTGTTCTTGTCCAAATCGACCATTTTGTTCCACAACAGTATTTCAGCATCATCGTTTTTCCCCAACATGGCAATCGATTTTCCACACATGTACATGCAATCATACAATTCATCGGTAAAATTGAACGTGTTGTATTCACATGCCCTCGCAAACAGAACCATCGACGGTGCATAATCAGCTTTCTTGAAATAGATGGTGCCCATTTCCATACAGTTTTTGCTGTCATACGGATTGTCAAAAAACCTCAGAACTGGTGAGTTATACAGACTGTAATCGCCAAATTCCCTGTCATTGGTGAATATGAAATCCCTTATAATGCTCTCATCCACCGTTAACATGAAGCTGAAGTTGTCCTGAAGCGCAAACGGTATGTAAAAACTGCCGTCCCTGTAAGCCAATCCGTTCGTGAACTCAATTCCGAAACCGCCAAACTTAAAAGGCTCCGACAATTTGACAATGTTCCAGTCCTTATCCCATACAATGAACTGTTCGAAATACCCAGTGCCGCATTTCTGTTGTTTCTCGTTAATCCACAGTTCGCACATGTGCGTTATCGCAATCCTGTAGTCACCCCAGGGGATAACCTGTGAACTGCCCCTTATACTCATGTTGTTGGTGTTGTAATACTCCAAATCCTGAGGTTGTTCCTTCAACAGCACAGTCTCGCAATCACCTGTCACAGGATTCACTTTCACAATCTCAACAGGATTGCACCATTTGACGTAATGGTAAGGCATATCCAAAATAGGCATCCAGTTCTTCTCGCAATAGCTGCTGTCATCACCAGGTGCTTTAATCCTCACCCTGCTAATCTCGTTGGCATCTTCATCAAGTTCGGATAATTCCATCCTGCCTCGACCGTTAGTTGTCGTATCCCTTCTGACACCAGTCCCGTAAAGCTTGCCGTCCCATCGCACAAGTCTTGCATCTTCCAGACCCACGAATTCCCATAAAGGCTTTTTGTCGAATTTCGATGTGTTGATTAATTTGTATTCCAAATTACCGTCAACAAATTCACAAAGATAATTCTTGGTCTTCAGATGCCTTTCATCATCACCCGATATGTACCACAAAGGACCATATTGTGTGTTGAACCTGTACTGGTTGTCACTGCTCCATAAGGCGTAGTTCACCCTTCTCAGAATCATTCGCAATCTGTCATCATCAAAAAATATTGAAGGGTTGCAGGTTCCGACATATTCGTTGTCGTCAAAGGGAATTTCCAACCGTCTTATTATAGACCCCTTGGTCAAACAAAATTTAGCAAAATTATTGTACATGGTATAAAAGTGTTATAAAATATTATATATGTAATATATCGCCATAATTGCCAAAAACAAAATAAAACCCCCACATGTCGAATGCGGGGGTCTCTTGTCAATAAACTGTTTTGGTTACTCTTTGATTTTGGGTGGATACTCTCTAAAACCACTAAAATCACGAATCATGTCAACTGGGATTGCAACAGCCAACCGACCTTTCAAATCCTTCACAACAGGTAAAATTGCCCACGCATTCATTTCTCCGTTATCATTTGGTGACCAATATCCTTCTGGTGCGCCATCTATTTTTAAATCAGCACCTTCAAAGTCTCCTGGATAGTGGATTGTCGGGGCAAGTATGCCAGGGGTTGGTGTTGAGTCTTCGGTCATCCAAGCTTGTCCAATAACGGCAGCATCTTGCCATGTGCCGTCTTCCCTCAGGAATTTCGAAGGTGTTCTAGCATAGCCAGAGCCGTTGATAACATATGATGTTCCGCTAGCGTGGGATGAACTTGACAATGTACTGTAACTTGTACCGCCACCGCCGCCTGTGTTGTAAGGTGTGCCAACTGGAGTAAAATACCAATGGCTAAAACTTGACCCAGCTTTTCCATAACACAGGACAAATTCGACAGCACCTGCTATTTCACTACTTGTATTATCCCAACTGTTGCTTGGCCAGTGTACTGTTACTGTAGCATCAATTGCCCGATACAAGTCGCTACCTAAACCATAAAAGCCAGCATGTGTGTCATTGACTTTAAACACGATTTCTCCAACACTTTGCCAATTTAAGGTAATGTGATTGGTTTCATTTGGGTAATTCACAACGATAATTCTCAAACCTTCATAAAAAGCCAGTACATTGGTTTTTGGGTTGAAAGGATTGCTTGCTGCTGTGTGACTCTGAAGTGTCAAACGATTGCCATCCCAAGTCTTTGCCAAGAACGAGTGTATCACATCCTTATGCAAGGATATACCGTCGGTATATGGTGCATATGTGTTGTTGCCAGGAGTACCTTGTGAACCTTTGGTACCTTGGGAACCTACTGGTCCCTGCATACCAGTTGTACCCTGTGCGCCACGGTCGCCCTGTGCGCCGACTACCGTGTTGGATGTACCTCTGTCACCCTTAGTGCCCTGGAAGCCAGTGTAACCCTGTGCGCCGAGAGCACCCTGTGCGCCACGGTCACCCTGTGCACCGACGACTGTGTTAGATGTACCTTTACTACCCTTAGTACCCTGGAAGCCAGTGTAACCCTGTGCGCCGAGAGCACCCTGTGCACCACGGTCGCCCTGTGCACCGACTACTGTGTTGGAGGTTCCTCTATTACCTTTAGTGCCCTGGAAACCAGTGTAGCCCTGTGCGCCGAGAGCACCCTGTGCACCACGGGCACCTTGTGCGCCGACTACCGTATTGGAAGTACCACGCATGGCGTTTGCTGTACCCTGGAAGCCAGTGTAACCCTGTG